GTTTTCAAACAGAACAGCAATCATACGCTACATCACACATACCCACAGCAGGAACAACTATCACAAGAGCTGCTGAAACTTGTAACAATTCTAAACCAAGTATAAATAGTACAGAGGGTGTTTTATATGCAGAGATAGCTGCACTTGCAAATGATGGAACATTCAGACAATTAACAATAAGCGACAGTTCAACTTCTGACCGAGTATCTATTGATTTTACAAGTACAAATAATCAAATAAGGTCTTTTTGTTCAAGTGGAGGTGGTACTGTTGCAAATATGACAGGCTCTGTTACTGATGCTACACAATTTAACAAAGTTGCAGTTAAATATAAATTAAATGATTATGCTTTATATATTAACGGTAGTGAGGTGGCAACAGATACAAGTGGAGCAGCACCTGTTGGGCTACAAGAAATAGCTTTTAATAATGGTGGTGGCAGTAATATTTTCTACGGAAAAGTAAAAGGTTTAGCAGTATATAACGAAGAATTAACAGATGCACAATTAATAACTTTAACTTCATAATGGAACAACCAAGTTTTGCATTAATACCATCAGGCTTTAATACAGCTAAAGTATATTCTGTTATTCCTGAATCTGGAGTAGGAGATTTTGACTTTGACAGAAGCCAAAACACAGCTACACGAATCAATAAAGATGGTTTGATAGAAAGTGTAAATGCAGATATTCCAAGACTAAACTACGAGGTAACTAATGGTGTTGTAGATTCTTGCCCACATTTATTATTGGAAATGAATAGCACTAATAATTTTACATATTCAAGTGATTTTACACAAAGTTGGATTAAATTTAACAATCTAACTGTTAGTGCAAATCAAACTACTTCACCTCAAGGAATGTTAAATGCTGATAAATTAATTTCAGCAAATGCGACAAATGAACAATATTTGCAAAATCCAACTATAAGCACAACCAGTGGTGATGATGTTACAATTTCTTGTTTTGTTAAAAAATTAGATTATGATTATTTTCATATACGATTTACAGCAACAGGTGGAGTATTTACTGCTGCAAGTGTTTGGTATAATATAGATAATGGAACCTTAGGAACTGTTGAATCAGGTATTACAGCTAAAATAGAAGATTATGGAAATGGTTGGTATAGATGTTCAGCAACAAGAACAGCAACAGGCACAGGAAGTGGTAGAGTTAGATTACAGTTAGCAAGTTCAGATGACACAGCTTTAGTAGTGGGAGACGGTGTTAAGGGAACATTTATTTTTGGCGCACAATGGGAAGAAGAAAGTTATGCTACAAGTTATATACCTACCTCTGGCTCTACACAATCAAGAGCAAGTGAATCTTGCACAGGAGCAGGAGACGTAAACACTTTTAATTCCGTAGAGGGCATATTATACGCAGAAATGAAAAGAGACATAACAACAGACAATGGTTTTAGAAGAGTGAACATAAATGATGGTTCTGCAGATAATACAGTAAGATTAGGCTATAGCACAGTAACAAACGAAATAAAAGGTGTAGTTACAATACATCCTTCTACATCAGTTTCTTTAGTTTTTACAGGATTGAGTGTAACAGAGTTTAGAAAAATGGCTTTACTATATAAAGCTAATCGGATTGAACTATGGGTAGATGGTAGTAAAAGAGCAGAGAATACAACTACAAGTGTTACTTTTCCAGTAAACACACTAAACGATTTATCTTTTGAGCAATCTAATGGCTCTGACAAGCTAAGAGCAAAAGTAAAAGATGTAAGATACTATGATACAGATGGTATGAGCAATACCGAAATAACAAATTTATTAACACAATTAACACAATAGAAATGGGAATAAAAATAAGTAAATATGAGTTTGACTCACTTGACCAAGCAGAAAGCAAGATAAATGCTTTACCAAGCGTTAAGGACGAAGAAGGGAATGATGTTCCTGCACATAAGCATACTATTGTTAAGCTAGGCAATATTGTATTAGAAGCAGGTGAGTATGATGAAGAAGGTGAAGAGATAAAAGCTCCTGTACTTTCAGAAAAATTTCATGTAGATGTTCTTTGGAAAGACTTAGAAGAAGTAGATGAAGAAGGTAATGTTAGTATAGACCACCCTTATGGTTGGAAGAGTTACGCAATAGATATTGACAACGAAGGTATGCATGGATTTATGGGCGTATCTTACCAAGAAAACAAGATGTAATGGCAGAATTAAATCCAGAAAGCAAGTTTAGTTTATCTCTAAAAGAGATTATTGGAGCTGTTATAGGACTATCTAGTTTGTTTGGTATATATTTTACACTACAGGCAAGTGTAACTACTAACACAGAAGACATACAAAGTCTAAAAAGTAATAGTGTAAATCCTGTAGAGTTTCAATACAAAGATGAACTTGTTCGTTCTACAATACAAAGAGTTGAAGAGAAGACTGATGTATTGAGTGGTGACGTAAAAGAAGTCAAAGAACAACTGGATAAGATTGACCAGAGGTTATATGAATTAAGTAAAAATAGATGAGATTATGTGTGATGGTTGCTTTTTTGTGGACATGTGCCACATTTGCACAAGCTGATATACAAGTCATTCAGTATAGTGCAGAGTTTGTAAAAGACAGTGAAATATCTTTAAAGGTATTTAAAGACTATGATGTAAAGACATTGTATATGTCTAAGCATGCTCAAGACTTTAAGAAGAATGACATAAAATATATTCCTACAATTATATTGTTTTACAATGAAGAAGAGGTTATGCGAGTAGAATCTGGCATATCTCTTAAACTTCCAGAGGATACAATACAACAAATAGAGGAAGAAATAGAAGAAATAATAGACAGTAAATTTTAATTATGAGAACAATAATAGCTTTAATTTTATTTTTTGTAGCAACGCAAGCTACATCCCAAAACCTGTTTGAGAAGATATACAAAGACTTATTTAAGTATAGTACTATATACATAGCAGGAGATATTGATAATCCTAAAGAACAACCTAAGGATTACTTTGTAAGAACAAATCCTGATGGTGGTTTATATGATGTTCCTGTTGTAGTAGATGGAACAGACTACTATGACTTTGATTATCGTTATGGCTTTGGTATTCGCAAAATTGCAAGGTTTGATTATGAGATGAAAGGAAAGCATTACTATGATGGCACAGAAAACAACATAGGTTTATCAGCTAGTAACTCTCCTGTAAGTGGTTTAGAGTACACCTTTCACTTTGAGAAAGAAAGGTCTAGAGATGATGTGTTTAACAACCACAGATACTTTATCAAGCATAGTGGTAAATACCATATGGTAAAAGTAGAGAGTAGAAAGCAAGGTAGAGTAGACTTTAATTATCAATCAGCAGAAGCTAGAGCTAAGTTACCTTTAGGAAAGAAGTTTAGTATATCTGCAGGAGCAATCTATAGAACACACCAAAGACCCTATGGTTACAATCCTATAGAGATATGGCTAAACGAAACAGATGAAGATGGTTTTCCAGTTAATTATTGGTATGAGTTAGGATTCTTATATGGCTTTGATGACATCTACTACAATCAAGTAGACGAATTAGGTAATGAAGTATCTGACTGGTATTGGATAAATCCACAAGGACACATAGTTGCTAATAGTGATTTAGAGTTTAGAGATACAGTATTTGCAAGTCTTATGAATCGCTTTAACAACGAGGCATGGGATGAGTTAGATTACTTTGGTGTGTTATCACCAGTAGTAGGTTTTGACTTTTATCATTATAAGAAGAACTTTTGGTTACATGCTTATGGTAGTTACTTATTACCTTATCATAAGTATATACAAGGAGATGTAGATTTTAGCTACCTTAACAGAAACAACTGGGGATTAGGTGGTTTAAGACATGACTCTGAGCATGAGCAGTGGGAAGATTATCAGTTTGGTGTATCTTTTGGCTGGAAGTTGTCTAGGTCATTAGGAGTGTTTATGGAAGGAGAGTATATCAAGTTTTGGGATTCTAAGATATATAACTCTAGTATAGGATTAAATTTTAGATTATGAGAGAAATAACAAAGATTATAGTGCATTGCACAGCTACACCAGAAGGTAGAGAGGTAGATATAGAGGAGATAAGAAAGTGGCATGTAGAAGAAAGAGGATGGTCAGATGTAGGCTATCACTTTCATATAAAGCTAGATGGAGAACTACAAGAAGGTAGACCTATTGAAAGAACAGGCGCACATTGCTCAGGTCAGAATTATTGTTCTATCGGTCTATCCTATTCAGGAGGGATGACTAAAGACATGAAAGAACCTAAAGATACTAGAACACAAGCACAAAGAGAATCTATTGTTGATTTATTACATGAATTAAAAGAACAATATCCAAAAGCTAAGATATATGGACATAGAGACTTTAGTTCAAAAGCTTGTCCAAGTTTTGATGCGAAAGCAGAATATGAGTATATAAGTAATATGTGCTAATGGATTTTAGTGTAATATTATTGTTACCTAATGGTCTAAACATAGGTTTTAATTACTTTCCATCAGATGAAAATTATGAATATGAAGAAATAAACATATACTTGTTTATTATACAACTAAAATGGAGATTTTATTATGAGTAAAAAATTTAAAGATACTAAATTAGGACAGTTCTTGTCTAGTAAAGGTTCAGACATAGTAAACTTAGTAGGTGATACATTGCCAAATCAAGGCTTATTAGGCGTTTTAAAGAACGTTATTAGTAAAGATGATGCTTTACCTCCAGAAGACAAAGAAAAAGCTCTTAAACTGCTTGAAATGGATTCTATAGAGATGCAAGAAGTATCTAAAAGATGGTCTAGTGATATGGCTAGTGACAGCTGGTTAAGTAAGAATACTAGACCTATGACACTTATTTTTCTTACTATATCTATGGTATGTTTAATATTATTAGATAGCTTTAACATAGACTTTAGTATAGATACCTCATGGGTAGACTTATTAAAATCTCTACTTGTTACAGTTTATGTTGCTTATTATGGTTCAAGAGGTGCAGAGAAATTTAAGTCCATTAAATAAAGAACATAATTATAGCGTATTGAACTTATAACGCTATGTGTTTTGTGGTTTCGCTGTGTGGCTACACCACAAACTATTTAGAAAACTTATCTTGTTTCTAATAAAAAGCTAAGTTATAAAAAATATTTTTCACTAAACAACTTTTTATTTAATTATTTTTTTGTATATTTGAGTATGCATGATGATTTAGACATAGAAGGATTAGATTATTTGCAATGGAGTTTGTTTGATTCTCCAGATGAAAAAGGCAGTGGCTATAAGTTTATGGAAAGACAACCTGTATATATTTTAGATAAAATAGTTAAGAAAACTAGAAGAAACTTTAACATACTACTAGGATATACAACTCCAGCTTATGCCAATAAATATGGCTTGTCTAGTAAAGATTCACATAGAATAGGTAGAGCCGTAAGAATAAAAATACTGAATCCACAGAAGAGAATGGATTTAATTAGACTTCTAATATTAGAAGGTGTTACGAGAATAGCAGTAGCCAAAGATATGGTTTATTATGATACGGATGATTTGAAAGAAAGAGGATTGTATCTTTGGTGATATTGTTTATTATTGTTTTTTGTTTTTGGGAGGGTAGAAAATTTTTCTGCCCTTCTTTTTGTTTTATTAATAATTTTGTGTATATTGCAATAGATATTAACAAAAACAGATAACAATGGAAGATTTAATAAACTATAAAAACCTTAGAATAGAAGCACTACACGAAAGAATATCTATTCTAGAAAAAGAAAATACACAACTTAAGAACACTATAAAAAAGTTAACAAATGAGAATGCAGGAAATTAATTTCTATAAGAACTTTGAATTTGTTAGTAAGTACTTTATTAACAATAGTGTTAAAAACAAGAATAAATATAAGAAAGCATTAACAGAAATCTATTTCTATGCTAATTCACTTAGGATAGAAAATAGAGAGTTAGAAGATAACTTGTCAAAGTGGCAAGCTAAATATGATAAACAAATAAATAATAATAATGGAAACACAATTCACATTTCATGAGAGAGTAGTTCTCTTACAAACAGAGCTTAAAGCTCCTAAAAACCAAAGAAATAACTTTGGTAAATACAATTACAGAAGTTGCGAAGATATATTAGAAGCAGTAAAACCATTGCTATCTAAATATGATTTGTCACTAATGATTACAGATGAAGTAAAAGAAGTATGTGGTATACCTTATGTGCAGGCTAGAGCTGTCTTACATTGTCCAGAAGGAAAGATGGAAGCAACAGCACAAGCTGGTATAGACCCTAATAGAAAGGGTATGGATATATCACAGTCATTTGGCTCATCTAGTTCCTATGCTAGAAAGTATGCACTCAATGGTTTATTATTAATAGACGATACAAGAGATGCAGATGTGACAAATACGCATGGAAAAGAAAAAACTTTTAGCACAAAAGCTAAAGGATTTGATTTATTATAACCATTAAATTTAATATATATGAGTAGTTTAATTAACGTTAGTCTGAACTTACAGAATTTGCCGAAAGAGAAATTTGTAGAAGGAAAAAAAGGAGTTTACTATAACTTTACTTTATCTGTAAATGACGAGACTAATCAGTATGGTCAGAACGTAGCAGTGTTTGACAGCCAAACAAAAGAAGAGAGAGAAGCTAAGAAAGACAAAGTCTATATTGGCAATGGAAAGGTAGTTTGGACAGACGGCAATTGCGTAGTAGCAACTAGCGACAAGCCTCAAAAAGAGGCAGTAGCAGCAACTACAGACGATTTACCATTTTAACAATTGGGAGGTTTAACGACCTCCCTTTTTTATTATGACATTAGAAGAAAGAACACTAGACAATATAGTCATGGAGGCATTAGAGGAAGGGTGCGTCCTAGACACATCAGAAACTATATCCTATCCACCTATTGCAATATCAATGGGGGAGAAAAAGTTTACTACAAAAGAAGGAACGGAAACATATCCTATACCGATAGGAACTTACGGTAACTTTAGTTTTGTACAAGCACCACCTAAAACAAAGAAAACATTTTTTATTAGCCTACTTGCTTCTGTTTATCTTGCAGACTCAAATAAATTTGGAGGCGATATAAAAGGACATAGAGGCAATAAATGCTTGTTACACTTTGATACAGAGCAAGGTAAATGGCATTGTCAAAAAGTATTTAGAAGAGTTTTAGATATGAACAATACAGAAAAAGATGACAACTATTTTACCTTTACTTTAAGGACAGTAGGTTATAAAAGCAGATTGGAATTTATAGAATACTGGCTTAGAGAAAGAGTAGATGACGGTAAAGCAGGTCTTGTTATTATAGATGGTGTAGCAGATTTAGTAAGTGATGTAAATAATTTAGAAGAAAGTAATAATGTGGTACAAAAATTGATGCAGTTAACAGCTGTCTACAATTGTCACATAGTAACGATAATACATTCTAATTACGGCACTACAAAACCTACAGGACACTTGGGTAGTTTACTAGAGAAAAAAGCAGAAACACAAATAGAGTTAGAGGTAAATACTGTACATACTGAGCAGATAACAGTAAAGTGTAGAAGAAGTAGAGGGTTTCCTTTTGACACATTTAGTTTTAAAGTTAACGATTATGGGTATCCTGTAGTGATAGGAAACTTATATGACCACCTACAAGGAATGGAAGTTAAACATAGAAAAATAGATTATGAATTATGAATATAGATGTAAAAATAAATAAGTTAGATAATACAAAAGATACTAGATATGAGTTAACCTTAAAAACATATAAGGAAACTATATCTGGTGTATTTGAGAAAGAAGATTTGCGTTACTTAATACAGAGAATAGATAACGCTATAGTATGATAAAAGTTGTTTGTCCTTTATATGTGATGTTAGAGAGAAAAACAAAACCTAATAAAAAGATATTTGTTAACATGAACACATATAGGAACTTACACTTTCATATAAATAACAAAGTGAAAATTAAATATAAAGAGAGTGTTAAAGAACAATTAAAAGGTGTTACAATTAAAACACCAGTAGAAATAACTTACAAAGTTTATAAAGCTAGAAATACTAAGCTAGACAAGATGAATGTCGTAAGTATAACATCAAAATATTTATTAGATGCAATAACAGAGTTAGGTTGTTGGGTAGACGATAATGATGATTTTGTAAAAACAGAAACAATAATGCCGACAGAAGTAGATAGAGAGAATCCGAGAGTTGAAGTTTTTATAAAAAGTATATGAATGAATTAGAGAAGATTGCTAAGAATCACTCTTTGTGGTTGAAGATGGTTCTTAATATGGGGTGCAATCCTAGCATGGCAGAAGACATTGTTCAACAGATGTATGTGCGTATTGATAGGTTGCTAAAAGAAGGAAAGAATGTTATGTACAATAAAGAATCTGCTAACAGATTTTATATCTATTTAACATTGAAGTCTATGTATATAGATTACAAAAGAGCAAGAAGCAAGTATACGTTCTTTGAAATAATGGAAAATGATGAGGTAGATGAAATATATGAAGACCCTACTTATTATGCTAGTATGGATATGAAAGAGCAAAAAGCATTTACAAAGATTTATAACAGAATCTTAAATGAAATGGATACATGGAATTTTTACAATAAAAACCTATGTATTGCTTATTTCACTACAGACTTATCATTAGATAAATTGTCAAAAGAATTAAACATAGGTAGGTCCAGTATATACAATACTGTAAAAGGACATAGAGAAATTATCTATGAGAAGTTTAGAGAAGATGTAGAAGATTTTTATAATAAAGATTACGATAAAATTTAATATTATGGCTAAGAAGAAAAATTACAAGAAATGGAAAGAATCGTTTAACAAGGAGAATACTATAGGCTTAGGGGACTTAGTAGAGAAAGTTACAGAGGCTACAGGAATTAAGAAGGCAGTTAAGTTTATTGCTGGAGAAGACTGTGGCTGTGAAGAACGCAAACAAAAGATGAATGCGATTCCATTATTAAAAAGAAGAAATGTAAACTGTTTAACAGAAGAGGAGTATGCTTACTTAACTGATTGGTTTAGTAAGAAGGTTAACGTAGTGGAGCAAGCAGACCAGAACAAATTGCTTGCAATATACAACAGAGTTTTTAATCAAAGAAGAGAGAGAACGAGTTGTGGTTCTTGTATCAAAACAATGATAGATGAACTAAAAGTTTTGTTTAACCAATACAATTAAAATGAAAGATTTTCGACCAAGACTAAAGGGCAATAAGCTCAAAGCATTTTTAAATTTAACTAAAAGAGAAACAAGAGTTTTAGTTATAGGAGATTTGCATGAGCCTTTTTGCTTAGACAATTACCTTAAGTTCTGCAAAGATATTTATTCTAAATATAATTGCAACAAAGTAATATTTATAGGAGATGTCATAGACAATCATTATTCTAGTTATCATGAGACAGATGCAGATGGTTTAGGTGGTGGAGATGAATTAGATATAGCTATAGATAGGATAGCTAGATGGTATCATGCGTTTCCTAAAGCTCATGTGATTATAGGGAATCACGATAGAATTATAGCAAGGAAGGCACAGACAGGAGGTATACCTAGTAGATGGATAAGAGATTACTCTGATGTGTTGAACACACCTAACTGGACCTTTATAGAAAGATTAGTTGTAGACAATGTGCAATACATACATGGAGAAGGGGGAACAGCTAGAACAAAAGCTAAAGGAGATATGATGTCTACAGTGCAAGGACACCTGCATACACAATGTTATAGTGAATGGTGTGTTGGTGCTAAGTTTAAAGTATTTGCTACACAAGTAGGTTGTGGCATAGACCATGAGAAGTATGCGTTTGCTTATGCTAAGGCAGGAAAGAAACCAGCTATAGGTTGTGCAGTAGTATTTGGAGGACATACAGTTGTTAATGAATTAATGGATTTATGAAACTAAAAGATAAGAAACATACCATTGCACAAAGAATGGGTAGGATGGAAAAGGTGCTTACACAAATGTATTTAACAAATGTAGCCTTTGGAGAAAGGATAGAGAAACTAGAAAAGATATTAATAAAAGAAGAAACAAATGAGTGATAGTAGAAGAGCATACGAAGAAGAGTTTGGTAGTTTACCAACGAATAGTCAAGAGAGAAAAAAGATTCCTATTTATACTGGAGTAATTAAATACTTTCCTGATGCGATAGCAGAGATAGCTAGAGTAAGTTACATTGGAAGTAAGCAACACCATCCAGACCAAGGCGTGTTCTGGGATAGAGATAAAAGCAGAGATGACCTAGATGCTTTAACAAGACACCTAATGGAAGCTGGTAAGATAGATACTGATGGCGTAAGGCATAGTGCAAAGGTTGCATGGCGTGCTTTAGCTAACCTGCAAAAAGAATTAGAAACGTTTGGTAATTAAGAAAATTGTTTATATATTGCACTTATTAACAATAAAGATAATAAACAATGAGAGAAATAACAGTAATTTATGACAACATCACATTAGTATTAAGAGGTCAATACTTTGAGGGATGTGAAGGAACTTATATAGATGCACCAGAACCTACAGAGTTTCATATTTATTCTGTGTATTGTGGCAAGCAAGATATAATAGATTTACTAGACGAAGACACCTTGAATGATTTAGAAGAGAAAGCTGTAGAGCGAATGAAGGAAGAAGAGGAGCAATATGATAGTCTTATTTGATGCAGATAGTTTAGTATGGGCTTCTTGTTTTAAAGCACAAGATGATTTAGAACAAGCTAAGATTGAATATGACAATTCATTTGATAACATATTAACAACTCTGTATGGTCATTATGATATTGATACAGTTATTACTTTTAATAATAGTGCTGGAAATTTTCGCAAACTATTAGATGATAACTATAAAGCAAACAGGAAGGGTAGTGAGCTTCCTAATATATTAAAGGAATTACATAATTATGTAACAGATAAATATGATGGTGTAAAGACTTGTGGTGTAGAAACAGATGACTTAGTTGCCAGGTATTGGAAACATCTGACACAAGAAAAAGGTAGAGATAATGTAATTATCTTAGCGTTAGACAAAGACTACATGCAACTACCAGCTTTAATATATAACTATCATTACAATCATCAGTGCATGTATGATATAACAGAAGTAGAGGCATTACAAAACTTCTACACACAAATGATTGTAGGTGACACTATTGATAATGTAAATTACTGTAAAGGTTATGGTAAAAAGTATGCTAACAAATTGTTAAAAGATTGCGTCACGCATTATCAATTTACTAAAAAAGTATATGAGTTATTTAGAAAAATATATAAACAAAAAGCAAGATTAAAATATATACAATGTTATAATTTACTTAGACTAAGAACAGAATGAAGGATGATTTATCTAGTTCTAAGATTGCAGAGTATTTTGCTTTGACAACTTATGAGTTAGAGAGAGGAACGAGTGTTGAGGAGATATTAGTAATATTGAAAGAATACGAGCAGAGGGAAATGTTTTATGAGTGTGCTGGTATACATCAAGCATTAGAAGTATACAAGTTTAACTTGTCAGTAGATTTAGCAAAAATGTATGGTGAGGATAAAATAAAAAATAATATAAAATTTATAAAAGATGATAAAGAAAATAAGAAAGGAAGTTGAAGAAGCTACATCACAAGACTTATCTGTCAAAAGTAGGAATAGACAATTAGTATATGCAAGAGCAATTTATTTTAAGCTGTGTAAAGAGAAGACAACATTTACATTACAAAGGATTGCTGATACTTTAGAAGTGAATCATGCTACAGTTTTACATGCTATTAACAATGTATTTCCTGTGATTCAAAGAGAGGAGCCTTTGTTATATGAAATATATAATAAGATTAAGAGTGAAGATGATGTAAACTACTTGAAAGAAAATTATTATGCATTGCGTAATGAATATGAAAAACTATTAAAGTTAAAAACATATGATGAGCATGAGGAGCTTGTTAGCATTGTAAGAGAGATACCTAAAAAACATATAGATAGTGCTAAGATTAGAGTAAAGGCAATGGTTGACATAATAAAAAACTATGCGTAAGATAAAAGTATTGTGTCCGAAAGCTGCACAGTGGGCTATTGCAAACGATTTCTACATATATCCTGTGACAAAAGATAATTTGACTTATAACATAATTGTAGAGAAAGGAAATAAGAGAGCGATATTGCAAGAGAAATACAATAAAAAGACTGTGCATGAAGGAATTGCAGATGTTCATGACAAGCTTTACAAAAAACATAATACAAAATAAACGTTATCATAATATGTCAAGAGCTAAAAAGAATAGGTCTACAGAAATAAAGAGAACAGACGGAAGAAAGAACAACAAGAGACTAGCACCTAAGCCAATATCTACAATAAAGAAGCTACAACCTGCGAGGCAAAATAAAGCCAAGAGAGAGCGTATCTCTTCTTATGCGACCAGTGCTATGAAAGAAGTGTTTGGAAGCGAGAAAGAGGCGTTTAAACACCTTGCTGAGCTTGCTAAGAAGAACTTTACTCACATGAAACTACTAATGGAGTATGCTTATGGTAGACCATCAGATAGTATAAATGATTCTGCTAAGAGTAATAAAATACAAGTTCCTGTTATAAACTTCTTTAACAATAAGGAAACTGAAGTAGAGGATGACATCATAGATGTAACTCCAGAAGATGAATAGCAATATAAATCTACATAGTAAATACATACCTTTGTTTCAATCAAAGGGTAGATACTTTGTGATTACTGGAGGTAGAGGTAGTGGGAAGAGTTTTGGTGTAGCTTTGTTTCTACTGAATCTAACCTATGAGCATGGGCATAAGATTCTATTTACAAGGTATACTTTAACATCAGCCAACACTTCTATTATTCCTGAGTTTATTGAGAAGATTGATTTGATGGATGTGCATGGTGATTTTAGAATTACTAAAGATGAGATAATAAACTTAAAGACAAACAGTTCTATAATGTTTAAGGGTATCAGGACCTCATCAGGGAATCAAACTGCAGCTCTTAAATCCTTGAATGGTGTGACTACTTTCGTTGTAGATGAAGCTGAAGAGCTTTTAGAAGAGGATGTGTTTAACAAGATTGACTTCTCGATTAGAACACAAGGGAAACAAAACAGATGTATTTTGATATTAAATCCAGCTACAAAAGAGCATTGGATATATCAGAGATTCTTTTTATATAAAAATATAAAAGGTGGTTACAATGGAAATAAAGATGATGTAACCTACATACACACAACGTATGAAGACAACAAAGATAATTTATCAGATTCATTTATAAGTCAGATAATGGATATGAAACGCAGAACTCCTTCTAAGTTTGAGCATATTATTTTAGGAGGTTGGATGGAAAAAGCTGAAGGCACAATAATTAGAAATTGGAAGGTTGGAGAGTTTGCACAAACAGAATTAACTTGCTATGGGCAAGACTTTGGGTTCTCTATGGACATGACAACGCTTGTAAAGGTGTCTGTAGACAGAGAAGTAAGAAAAGTATATGTAAAGGAGGTTTTTGGTAAAACAGGGCTTTCTACGTCAGATATAGCGTTTATGAACAGAAAAGAGTGTGGGGCAGATTTGATAATCTGTGATAGTTCTGAACCTAGATTAATAAAAGAATTAAAGAACACAGGTCTAAACATTAGACCAACTATAAAAAGAAAGGGTAGTATCTTATCAGGTATTGCTTTGATGCAAGACTATGAGATAATAGTAGAGAGAAACTCACACAATATAATAAGAGAGTTTAATAATTATGTCTGGCACGAGAGAGGTCAGAAGCCAATAGATAAATACAATCACTTTGTAGATGCCATCAGATATTCTCTGCAATATTTAGTGCAAGGAGTAAATTCTGGAAAATATGTTATTCGCTGATTTGTTTAACATGGACCTTTAACATGAAGGGTCGATTGTTTAACATGGAGGGACGATTGTTTAACATGAGGGCTGTTTAACATGGGGGGTTGTTTAACATGAGGGTCTAACTCTGCGCCTGTATCCCTGCGAAACTTTCCCCAATTTTAGCCAGAAAAAAAACCAGTAACAAAATCAAATATATTTTTGTAGTGTAAAATATTTTTTGTATACGCGCGCGCGCAATTATTATAGGTGTAAAAAAAATTATATATTTATTTGGTTTATTAACAAAATTGTGTATATTTGTATCATTAACCAATAAAAACAAAAATTATGTATTACGAAAACATAGAAAAACAATTTGGAAAACATGTCATTGAGTGCGTTATTGATTCGCTTGATGACTACGAAGGGGCAACAGATTTTAATTATATTATTGATGATGAAATATATTCAATAATATATTATTCAAGGTGTAACCAGTTTATAATTGATTCAGGGTGTAACGTTTGGGATGTCATCAGCTTTGCCAGTGAATTATATAAGGACATGACAGGGGAAGCAATGCCAACAGATAATATTAATTCTGAATTTGTAGTTAATTTTATATTTAATCATTATGCACATATTTTAGTAAATGACCTAGAACATAAATTTAATTCATTTGGTGAATTACATGAAATAGATAATGAAGTGTTAAATTATCTTAGCACACTAGAAAATGAGTTAAACAAAGTCCCATTTTAAAAATTAAAACAATGACAAAAGAAGCAGAAGAAGTAATAAAAATTTGTTTGAATCTTTATGAATACGAAAGAAAGCAAATTATATCTTGTTTAATTGCGTCAATGCTTACAGAATTGAGTGACAAAGACGCTAAAAAAACATATGATAAAATTATTAATCAATTAATAAAAGCAACAAAATGAGAAAAATTACAAAACAAACAGTAAATGCCTTTTTTAATAATTACCCATTAAGTAAAGGCAATACAATAACGGCAGCAGGGAAATTTTACCTGCATGGCAATTTAATTGCTTATTTTGATAATGATAAAAATTTAATTGTCAACAATTGTGGCTGGTTCAGTAATACAACTAAAGAAAGGTTAAACGGTTTATTATCATATTTAGGTCATGAGGGTATAAAGCAAAGGAATTTTGTTTGGTATTTAAACGGAGAAGCCTGGAACGGAAGAGAGGCAACAATATTTAAATCTGGAGTATGGCAATACACGAACGCAATAAGAATTTAACATTTCTTTAACAAAATTTTAACATTTAGATTTGTGTATATTAACAAAATTGTGTATATTTACACTATAATAATAACAACAAAAACAATAAAACAATGAAAACAATTAAAACACAAGTAAACAACTTTAAACAATTAGATAGCTTTAGTAAATTTCAATTAATTACATTTAGTGTAATTATGCTGGGCTTAGCTTCTGTAATCGTTCAATGGGGTTTAAATGGCTTTTATTCTCAGTTCTAAAAAGAGTTATACTGAAGAGCTTTTAATAAGCGAAACGCTTAACGAAATAGGTTTCTCTGCAGAGATTCATCAGTAATTAGGCGTCTATAACATAAAAACAATTAAACATGAATAACAATTATAATAAAGAGATAACAGAAATAAAAGTATTGAAGACTAACAAAGTTGCGATACATTACGGCAAACAAATTGAGGTTTATAATTTACCAGAGTTTAACGAAATAATAAACAAAAGAATAAAGAAAACACAGAGAGAAAACGAAAGAAGAGAAATACTAATTTATTTAGTTTTATTAATTACGTTATTTATTCTTTCAATGAAACTAATTCAAATATTCGGATAATGAAAATAACAGATAAAGAAATTGTTGACATATTACATTTATATTACCCAAAGATTTATAATGATATATGCGACCATATAGAAGAACAAGAACAAAATTAATTCAAATATTTGGATAATGAAAACAGAAGTTACAAAAGGAAACGAATTTGCAAGAGACTGCTACAATTTAAGAATGGAAGTTATGCACTTTTTTTGTGTGTGGCGTAAACATCTAAAGAAAAATATAATATCAGACAAACAATTTAAAAAAGATATAACATTGTTAGCTAATACAATAGAAAAATATAGGCTAAAAGATTTATAATTATGTTTGATTAGTTTTAATTTTTAGTTAGTTTGAAACCCTTAAAACCTATGTTTTAGGGGTTTTTTTATGTCATCTATATATATACACCTTTTTTTTAATTGCTTGATTTACAAAGCCTGTAAAGGTCCAGTAAATAACAAACAAAAAACAATCAATTTAAGCATAGATAACAACCTCATCAATACTTATATACATATTATTATAGATAGTGTCTTAAATCGTCTCTAAATAGCTTTAAATAGCATTTAAATATAATATAATTAACTAATTTAGATAATTTGACGTAAAATGAATTATTGGCAGGTGGAGTTGTCCATTCTGATGAATTCATCCAAAACAAGTTTAGAATGTATTATTCGCCCACCTATAATAAATGTTATTTTAAATAATATTTGCTAGATATTTGGTTAGCAGTTTACTCGTTGTGTGGAATAATGCTAGGGCGACTACGAAAACAACAAAGGATTTAGCATTGCCATTCACAAGGAGATTTAGGTTACACGTTCCAACAATCGTCCGTATTTATTAGGGTATTGAAGTTTGGCAACTTATGTAGATTTGCAACTACTATATAAAGATAACGATATTTTTCATTTTTGTTTTATACTTCTGTAAACAACTTATTAACAAAAAACAGAAAGCATTAATTTTCGTTATCATAGTATGGTAAAGGAATATAAACTGTCTATACCTCAATCATTAGCAGGAATAACCCTTAGACAGTATCAACAGTATCTAAAGATACTAGATAAATGGGATAAGGAAGATGAGGTATATATAAAGACAAAGATGCTGCAGATATTCTGTGGTTTAGAAATAGAAGATACGTTTAAGATACCCTTAAACAACTTTGATTTCGCTATTGATGTAATAAATAAGTGTTTTGAGGAGAATACACCTCTTGTACCTAGATTTAGTATGTCAGCCACAGATGAGTATGGGGAAGAAACGGTTGTTGAGTTTGGTTTTATACCAAAAATAGATGAAATGACCTTTGGAGAGTTCATTGATTTAGATGGGTATATCTCAGATTGGCAAAAGATGCATAAAGCAATGGCTGTATTGTTTAGACCAGTAATCTTTAAGAAGAATGAGTTCTATAGGGTTATGGATTATGAAGGCAGCCACAAGTATTCTGATGTTATGTTAGATATGCCAGTAAATGTAGCGATAGGAGCTATGGTTTTTTTTTATCGTTTAGGGAACAAATTACCAAACTATACGCTGGATTATTTACAGAAGCAATTGAAACGGAAGGCACTTCCACCTCAGCTCAAGCAAACTTTGGAAAAAAGTGGGGTTGGTATCAGTCAATATTTACAATCGCTCAAGAAGATGCAGCAAAGATTGACCAAGCTACAAAACTACCAGTACATACCTGTATGATGTATTTGGAGTATATAAAAGATAAAACAACAATAGAGAATGCTTTAATAAAAAAGGCATATAAAAAATAGATATGACACAAGTATACGACTTATTAGATAAGCTTAAGGATGAGTTACGAGCTAACAATCATGTAAACACAGTTAGTTTTGGTGATATTACACAAATCAACTTAGACAAAACAGATATATTCCCAATAACACACCTAAATATATCTAACGTAGTTATAAACGAAAGGTTTATGACAATTACATTACAAGTATTATGCTCTGATATACTAGACTACAATAAAGAAGACTACGGAACGGATGTTTTTTATGGTAATGACAACTTACAAGACATACTAAACACACAATTACAAGTAGTCAATCTAATTTACTCTAAATTAAAGAGAGGTAGTTTAAGAGTAGCAGGACTACAGGTTGATGAAGACATAAGCTGCCAGCCTTTCAAGGAAAGATTTGAGAACGAGCTAGCTGGATGGGAAGCAGAAATAAATATAAAGATGTCTAACAACATAAGTGCTTGCTAATGAAAGAGGATTTAGTTAGAAGAGTGTTAGAAAGATTAGGTTCTGAAGCCATAGAAAGGCTAAGAGCTAATTTAAGTAAGCCACAAAATGGTAAAACTCTAAGGGCTTCTAACAGACTGCATGATTCTATGTATTATGAAATAGTTGGCACTAACATAGAAATATTTATGGCTGACTATGCAATGACTGTAGATGAGGGTAGAAGGCAAGGAGCTAAAGTGCCTAAAGGATTTGCTGATGATATTGAAGCTTGGATGGGATTCAAAGGCATTAGCCCACAAAAATCAAGTATTAGAGAATCAGCTAAAGCTATTGCTGAAAGTATTTATGAACAAGGTACTATAAAGCGATTTGGTTATTCTGGTAGTAACTTTATAGACAGAGCAATAAACAACGTATTAAACGAATTTGATGACGACTTACTATCGGCTTGGGTAAGTGGTTTAGATGAAGAATTAAATAAAATAAAATAAAAACAAATGGCTAAAATAAACGTAAGAAGCCCATATTTTGTAAACATATTTGATGCAAACTTAGCATCTGCAAAATTAGACATAGAAATATACACAGGCACAGCACATACATCTGGGCATACATTGTCTCCAACCTACACACTAACCTCTACAGCAGCAGGTCAGTTTGGATTTTATGTAAACTTTGAGATAAGTGCTTTAATAAAAGACTACCTAGCAACAGGATTTGACGGAGACTATACTCCTATTCCTAGTATCTACACTACTATAAATGTAGATTATCAAGTAACAAAGACATTAACAAATAATACTAGCACTGTAGAAACTGCAGTTTTAGGATTAAGAGCATTTGATGGATATGGTTATTTTGAAGAAGGCGCAAATCCACAGTTAGTACAAGGACTCTTGATTAGCAACAAGATTATTATAAAACCAGATGACGCTCCTTTGCGTTTTCCTGTAGATGCTAACAATACTACATCTGTATCTTTCTTCTCTAAAGGACAAGAAATATATACACAAAATGTAGCAGACCAAACAAATTCTATTGACTGGGTAAAATACATAACAAATGAGTCAGAGGTAGGAGCAGATGGATTTGAAGATAGAGTGTTAGAAGACGGAGGTACTTTTGAGAACAGTCAATGCCTAAACAACTTCTTAGCACAGTTTGGTGTGTATGGCGTAGATACGGTATATGTAGATGCAACAGAAGGTGTAACAAAGCTAGAAATAAGAAATATAGAAGAATGTAAGTTTACTCCTTATAAGCTAGTGTTTGTGAATAAGTATGGTGCTTTACAAGACCTATGGATGTTTAAGAGAAGTGATTTATCTATAAAGAAAGAAGACGAAACATTTAGGTCATCTACTTTATTATCCATCACAGGAACATATAACACTTTTGAGCATCAGGATAAAACATTTAATATAAACGCAAAAGAAAGTTTATCATTAAACACTGGTTTTTATCCAGAAGAATATAACGAGGTGTTTAGACAGTTTACATTGAGTGAAAGAGTATGGATAGAATATAACAACAAAACATTACCTGTTACAGTAAAGTCTAGCGACTTCTCTTTCCAAACAAAACTAAACGACAAACTAATAAATTATACTATAGAGGTAGAGTTTTCATTTGATAAAATAAATAGCGTAAGATAATGCGTAGACAAATAGAGTTATATATAAGTAATAGAGAAATAAATCCAGAAGATTTATTAGAGATTCCTTACTATCAAAGAATGGATTTATTTGAGGAAGAATCTATAAATATAACTATGACTATAAAAGATGCAAAGGATATTGCAAAGTTATTTACAGATTACTCACAACAATTTAATTTACCAGCTAGCAGTAACAACAACAAGATATTTAAACATTACTACAACTTTGATATAGATAATGGTTTTGATGCTAGAGTAAAAAGAGAAGCCTTAATAAAGATAAACGGAGAAGACTATAGAACTGGTTTTATAAGTCTAAATGATGTTAGTATGAAGAAACAACGACCCTTTTCATATAAAGTAGTTTTCTACGGTAAAACTATAAACATGAAAAGATTGTTTGGTGATGACGAGTTAAGTTCTCTGCCTGATGATGTAGGTTCATATTTAAATGCATTTAATCATACTTATTCTAATACAATTGCAGAAGAATTTTTCACAGCAGGTAAAAATAAATTTAGCGTAGGTTTAGTAAATAATATAGGGGCTACAGCAGGCGATATATGCTATCCTTTTATAAGTGGAAAATCACATTACTATTACGATTCGCAACACAGTAATCCTCCCACAACAAAAACAGATACACCCTCTAGAAATGTACAAACACATGGAAGTAGCAGTAAAGCTTTATCTATGATAGATTTTAAGCCTGCAATTAGAATATATCACATTATAAAAGCAATAGAAGAAAAATATAACATTACCTTTAGTACAGATTTCTTTAACACAACAAATAATGCTTTTTACTATCTATATCTTTGGCTTCATAGAGAAGCAGGTGACTTAGCAACACAGGTGGGTGAAAGCGAATTAGCTATAAATCTAAGCCAATACACTTTTACAAATACTTCTCCTACAGGAGAGGCAGACCCTAGAAGTGGCACAAACAATAAAGATTTAGTTTCTAGTATAACAGGTACTACGAGCAATATAAGAACTTGGGTTTATTATAAATATATAGTAAATGTGACTCCAACTGGAGGAGTTGGAAGTACTTATGACTTAGAGATGTTAGATTCTCAAACAGGAAAAACCATAAATCCAATTTCAATTACTACAGGATTAGATGGCAACAACAACCAAACACAAGCTACTTTTTTTATAGCAGTAAATCAAAGTAGTCTTTTTCCAAAAGTACAAGTTTTTACACCAATACTAAAAGTAAAAACAGTAGGAGGTATTACAGCTATTACAATAAATTCACTAGTCATAGAAAAATATACAGACGAAATATTATCTTCTTTTACAGGAACTCCAAATACTATAAGCACTTCTCATTATGATGCTAATTACACGATAACAAATCCAGACACCTCTAATAGCACATTTTCTGTTTCTTCAGGAATATCTATGTCTGCTAACATGCCTAAAATAAAAGTTATAGATTTCTTAATGAATATATTTAAGATGTTTAACCTAGTAGCCTTTTTTGATGACAGAAGAATATTGCCAAATGGAAATACAAATACTGACTTTGGTAAAATAAAAGTTATGCCCTTAGATGATTTTTATTCTGAAGGAGTCAACTACGATATAACAGAATACTTATATACAGATAAGCATAGTGTTGGTAAAGCAAATATATATTCTGAGATTAACTTTAATTATAGCGACCCTTCTACTTTCGCAATAATACACAGTAATGAAATAACAGGTGATGAGTTTGGTAATGAAAGATTAAACAATAGAAGTGATGAGATAGACAGCCCACTTGCTTTTGATGGTGGCAAGTATGATGTAGACATAGGTTTTGAACACATCATGTTTGAAAGAATGAGCGACCAATCTGGTGATGAAGAGCTTACTACTATTCAATCAGGATGGATGGTTAGTGAAGACGAAAATCCTGTATTAGGTAAACCTTTAGTTTTTTATTGTCACAAACATTATACTACTTCAGAATATGAAATGAAGACTAGCGATAATACTACAATAACGCAATACATAAGACCAGCAAATACTTTAACAACATCCACTACTAATTTACAAAGCATACATTTTGGAGAAGAAGATGATGAATACTTCTATGATACTAATTTACCTAATGGAGAAAGTTTGTTTGCTAATTATTATTCTAGATATGTAACTGCAATATATGATAATAAATCTAGGTTGTCTAAGTTCAAAGCAACATTACCAGCTAAAATCATTACTAAGTTAAAACTAAATGACAGGTTAATTATATCTGGAAAGAAGTATAAAATAAACAAGATAAAGCTAAACATAAATACAGGTAAAGCTGATTTAGAATTAATGAATGAAGTATTATGATTAGAGATATAATAGATTTATTAGGAGCAGCAGATTGGCATATAGATGATGAGGACATAAAGATAGCCAAAGGTAAATACTTAGCTCCTACAAATTGGAAAGAATTTAAAAACGCAATAAAACGAAATAGATAATGGCAACTAATTCACAAGTTACAAAGGTTATAAAAATTGTTGTAGAGGGAAATCAGGCTAAAGCAACTATGGATGGGGTTACCCTAAGTACAAAAGAGTTAAATCAAGAGCTTAAAAGTGTACAGACAAATATGAAAGGCACTTCTAATGCTACTGGAGGAGCAACTGCAACAGTATTAGAACTTGGTCGTACTATATCTGATGCTAACTATGGTATTAGAGGTATGGCTAACAACCTTTCTCAATTGGTTTCAAACTTAGTATTTACTACTAGAGCAGCAGGTGGAGTTGCTGCAGGTTTTAAACAAATATGGTCAGCTATGATGGGTCCTCTTGGTTTAATATTAGCTTTTCAAGGAGTAATTGCTTTGCTAGAGAGGTTTAGTATGGAGCAAAACAAAGCAAAAGAAAAAACAAGTGAAACAACAGATGAAATAGAAAGACAAATAACTTCTTTAGAAAAACTTACTGCTCTTACACTTCCCATAAGAGAAAACTTAAGAGCAATAGAAGGATTAAATTCTGGTGTATTGACATTAAGTGAATCAGTAGAGATATTAAATAAAAAATACAAAGATTTTAGGGGTGGATTTCAGAAGCTTTCAGAAGAACAGAAAAAAGACCCTGCTACTGTAATGAAACTTGTAAAATTATATGAGAAATTTATTAAAACAAGAGATGAACTTGAAAAGAAAACAGAAAGAGCAATAGAACTACAAAGAGAAATAGAAGAAAGTGGTGGTGAATTTATTAAGTCTGGAGGTTTGGTTACTAGAAATCCTTTAGCATTTCAGTTAGATGGTTTAAATGTAAGTATACAAAAGCTTTTGAAAAGAGAGAATGAACTTTCTAACTTTTTCACTTTTGTTAAGACTGGTGGCTCTAAAGGAGGAAATGAAGGGAAAGAAACAGGTCCACAAGAACCAATAAGCTTAGGAGAAGACTTGCTTACAAGGTCTATGGAGATAGACGCAGAAGTAAGAAGAAGATTTTTTGACTCTATATCATCTCTTGGAGAAGAAGCTGCGATTAGAGCATCAGAAGGCAACATACAATTACTACAAGAAGAGATAGGACACCAAAAACTTATGACCAGTGCGTTAAAAGAAGGCACAATAGAAAGATTGGAAGCAGAACAACAATTAGCTAACATGAAGATGGATTTGCAAGACAGAGAGTTTGAACATGAGATGATGTTGTTAGATTTAAGGATGCAAGCACAACTAGAGTATGTAGATTTTGTTTCTGGCATTGGTCAAGTGTTTTCTACTTTAGGTAAAGAAAGTGAAGAGTTAGCAAAAGTAGGATTAATTATAGAAAAAGGAGCTGCAGTAGCAGGAGTTGTTATAGAGACACAAAAAGCAAATGCACAAATATTATCTGCTAGCGCAACTGAAGTTGGATTTTATAAAGCTGCAGCAGCAGTAAATGCTTTGAATCCAGGAGCATTAGCATTTTATGAAGGTAAAGCAGCACAGGCACAGGCAGGAGCAGCCAAAAGAGTTACTAAAAATAATGTAGGAGCAGCTATTGCAATTGCTAATATATTAGCAACTACTTTAACATCTAGGTCATTATCAGGTGGTGGTGGCAGAGCTGGAGGAGGTGAAGGTGGTGGAGGTAGAGCCTTTGACTTTAATTTAGTAGGAAGCACAGGAACAAATCAGTTAGCTGAAGCTGTAGGAGGTCAATTCCAACAACCAGTACAAGCGTATGTAGTAAGTAGCGAGATGACATCACAACAAGAGTTAGACTTACAAATAGAAGCAGGAGCGTCTGTTGGTGATTAATATAAAACAAATAATATAAAAAACGTTATCAAAGTATGGAGCAAGATATTATAGAACTATTTATAGACGAAGAAAATGATTTTTCTGGTATAGAAGCAATATCTATAGTAGAATATCCAGCAATAGAAGAAGATTTTATTGCTCTTAAAGAACAGCAAATACAATTAGCAGAAGTAGACTCTGAAAAAAGAATATTGATGGGAGCTGCATTAGTTCCTGACAAAAAGATATTTAGAAAGAGTGGCGATAAAGAATATTTTATATACTTCTCTAAAGACACTGTTAGAAAAGCATCTGAATTATTTCTGTCTAAAGGCAAGCAAAACAATTCGACATTAGAGCATGATGTAGAGTTAGAAGGATTAAGTGTAGTAGAAAGTTGGATTATAGAAGATGAAAAGAAAGACAAGTCTGCTAAGTATAATCTTAATTTACCTGTAGGAACTTGGATGGTATCTGTTAAGGTAAACAACGACCAGATATGGGAAGAGTTTGTAAAAGAAGGAAAAGTAAAAGGCTTTAGCATAGAGGGTTTTTTTACAGACAAACTTGATGAAAGACCAAGAGAAAGCGTAAAGGAAGAAATAGATACAGATGAATTAAGTGCTTTAGCTAAGATGTTTGAACTTGAAGACATCATTTTAGAAATACAAGATGTAGAGCTAGAAAGTTATTCTGACTATCCACAGTCAGCAAGAAACAATGCAAGAAGAGCTTTGAAGTATAAAGAAGAAAACGGTAGTAGTTGTGGAACACCTGTAGGATGGAGAAGAGCTTCACAATTAGCATCAGGTGCTAGTATCTCTCGTTCAACAATAGCTAGGATGGCGAGCTTTAAGAGACACCAACAAAACAAAGATGTGCCTTACTCAGAAGGATGTGGTGGTCTAATGTGGGATGCTTGGGGTGGTAGTTCTGGTGTGAATTGGGCTATTAGCAAACTAAAACAAATAGATAAGAAAAAATTAGCAAAAGACTTTGTTAGAGTTTCTGATGAGTATGCAATTATCAATGGAAGATTAGCATATAATACACAGGAAAAAGCAGAAAAAGGAGCAGAAGATATAGGATGTAAAGGGTTTCATATACACGAGATGGAAGATGAAAAATGGTATATGCCATGTGAACAACACTCTATGGCAGAGGTAGGACCTAAAGGTGGTATAAGAAAGTCTCCTAAAGCACCAAAATCAGATACACCTAACAAGAATCCAAAAGGCAAAGGTAGTGCAGGTGGTAGTGCAAAAGGTAAAACAGGAGCTAAGGTCTCTGCAAAAGACAGAGCTACTTTAACAAAGAAGGCAAATGACTTTAACAAGAGATATAAAGAAAAGCTAGGTTATGGTGTTACTGTAGGTATGTTAGCTAGTGTATTTCAAAGAGGCTTAGGAGCTTTTAATACTTCACATAGTCCAAACGTAAAAAGTCCATCTCAATGGGCGTTTGCAAGAGTGAATGCCTTTTTATATCTAATAAAAAATGGTAGACCACAAAATGCTAAATACACAACTGATTATGATTTGTTACCTAAAAAACACCCTAAATCATCTAAATAATGAGAAAGAAAGCAGCAAGCACATACAGAAAGAGTAAGAGAAAATCTCATCCACATAGCAAGAATGCTAGCAAGGGTAAAAGAGGATATAAGAAAAAATACAAAGGACAAGGAAGATGAAAAAAACACCAAGTAGAACAAGCCCTACAGGCAAAAGAAGGGGATGTTTATGTAAAAACGGAACTTACAGCAGTAAATGCTGTGATGGTAGTTTGCAAGCGCAAGGAATAGGTTCTTTAACAGGACAGGGTACTACTCCTTAATCTTGAAAATGAAACAAATATTTTATCAATCGTTATCAAATTAAATAGTTATTTATGAAAGCAACAGAAATTATTAAAAAATTCAAAGAAGTATTACTTTCTGCTGACACTGAAGAAGAGACTCCTGCATTAGAGGAGCTTTCTGCTGAAGTTAAGGAGGAGGTTACTGAAGAGCAGGTTGAACTTGCTCAAGAAGAAACAGTAGAAGAGAATTCTGCAGAAGAATTAGCTGAAGAAGAAGGCGAAGAAAAAGTAATTGAAGAAGCTCCAGAAGAACTTTATGCTACAAAAGAAGAATTAAATAAAGTAGTAGCTGAGTTTAAAGCTATGTATGAGCAAATGATGGATGGTATTGGCAAAGAAGAAGCTGCTGATGCTCCTGAAGAGTTAAGCTCAGACAAAGTTGAACTTTCTGAAGAGACTGAAGCAATTTCTCATTCTCCTGAAGCAGAGGTAAATTCTAAACCAATGAATTTATATTCTCAAAATCGTCCTATGACGACAAAACAAATAGTATTTAACAAATTATTTAACAATTAATTAATTAATTATGGCAACAACAACAAGTATAACAAGTACTTACGCAGGAGAATTTGCAGGCAAGTATATTGCTGCAGCTCTTCTTTCTTCTTCTACTATCGATAATGGTGGAATCGAAGTAAAACCAAATATTAAATATAAAGAAGTCATTAAGAAATTAGCTACTGGAGACTTAGTTGCTAATGCTTCTTGTGATTTTTCTGCTACTTCTTCTGTTACATTAACAGAAAGAATTATTCAGCCAGAAGAATTTCAAGTAAACTTACAGTTATGTAAGCAAGACTTCATCTCAGACTGGGAAGCTGTATCTATGGGATACTCTGCTTTTGACTCATTACCTAAGAACTTTCAAGATTTCTTGTTAGCTCATGTAATTGCAAAAGTAGCTGAAAAGAATGAGCAAAACATCTGGCAAGGTGTTAACGCTAACGCAGGTGAGTTTGACGGATTAGTAACATTAGCTGGTGCTGATAGTGACGTTATTGACGTGTCTGCTGCATCTGTAACTGCTGCTAACGTTATTGCACAAATGGGTGCTGTAGTAGACGCTATTCCTAGCAAAATCTACGGAAAAGAAGATTTATATCTTTATGTTTCACAAAATGTAGCTAGAGCTTATGTAAGAGCTTTAGGTGGATTTGGTGCTTCTGGACTAGGTGCTGCTGGTATCAATAGTCAAGGTACACAATGGTGGAACAATGGCGCTTTAACTTTTGACGGAGTAAAAGTATTCGTAGCTAATGGATTAGCTGATAACAGAATGTTTGCTGCACAAAAATCTAACCTATATTTTGGAACTGGATTATTAGCTGACCACAATGAAGTTAAGGTTATTGACATGGCTGACATTGATGGTTCTCAAAATGTAAGAATTATCATGAGATATACAGCTGCTGTACAGTATGGACTAGGAGCAGAGATTGTTCTTTATTCATAATAAATAAATAAGTATTAACATAAAATGGGGTAGGTGGGTTTCTACCTACCCTTTTTTAATAAAACAATAAAATTATGGCTTGTGATATATCAAAAGGAAGGTTAGAGGCGTGTAAAGAGTTTGTAGGTGGTATAAAAAACCTATACATTGCTAATTACAACTCTGCTATGTTTGCTGGTATGGCTGATTCTGCTTCTGTAGCTCCAACAGGTGCTGCATTTAACGGTCAGGTAGATTCGTTAACTGCTTCTATAGATGTTTTCAAATTTGAAGTAAGAGGCGACAACAACACATACGAAGAAACTAATGAGAATTCAAGAGACAATGGAACATCTTTCTGGACACAATCAGGAAGTTTTGTGATTAAGTCTCAGAATGCAGAGACAATGATGCAATTAAAATTGTTATCTTATGGTAGACCTCATATTATTATAGAGGATTACAATGGTAAATTTAGAATAGCAGGCGCACAAAATGGTGTAGAAGTATCTGTGAATACATCTACAGGTGGTGCTATGGGAGATTTAAATGGTTATACAATTTCTTTCGAGGGCAAAGAAATTCTTCCAGCTCTATTTATACTAGACACTTTAGTAGCAGTAGGTAGTTCATCAGGATTTGATGTACAAACTTCAAATATGAGCAACGAATAATACTTCCTTTATTATTATTCAATTAAAAGGGTAGATTTAGGTCTACCCTTTTTTATTATAAAACAAAAAATAGATTTTACGTTATCATAGTATGATACTTACAAACAGCAGTCAGTCGCAGTCTTTAAGAATAATACCTAGAGAATCTAATATTACTTATACAGGAACTAGTTCTCCAAGGTCATTACCTGCAGACTCATTGCTTGTAGAGTTAGTAGAAGATGGAACAGGACTTAACATTAGTGCTACAAACGCTGAAAGTAGTAGATATGACAATTATTTAGATTTAAAGTTTGACCAATTAAATGATTTCTTTAGAGAAGGTTATTACTACAACATGACAATATCTACAAATGATACTGATAAAAACTTAGTATATAGAGATAAATTATTTGTTCTTCCAGATTCACAATCACCATACGAGCCTAAAGAAAGATACACTATCAATCCTACTACGGCATATACAGAAGCTCCTTCAGCTTCAGATGAGTTTATAATATTTGAAGATGAAAGTTCTTACAGCTACAACACAGACTCATCTGCTTATGCTTCGCAATCTGATAGCGTGTCTGGTGGTGGAACTACAGTTCCTGCAGGAACAAACTATGACACTGATAATGATGGTTATGGTGAGTTCTATCAATTAGGTTCAAGTTTAATAGATAAAGGAGAAAATATTTTAGGAGAATATACTGTAAATGAATCTGCATACGGAACTTTTGCAACAGCAAGTGCATACAGTTCTGTTTCTGTACACAGAGTAACAACTATTCATCCATCTGATTATGGCACACAGCCTTTGTTCTCACAAAATGGTTTTGCTGATTACACAAATGGTTATGTTTCCTATACGCAAGGACATGACCCTATATTATCTAATGCAGCACTTAAGTTTTTTATGGAGAGTGTGCAAACATCAGCAGGTGACACTATATCTTCTTTATCTCCTAACACAAATGCCAGCAGAGCTGTAAACGTTTTTATAGACAGTTCTAAGACTGGATTTACTGTAGGAGATTCTGTTTATGCAGATAATCAGGGGACTATGTTAGCGTCTGGAACTACTAATGGTAGAAAAAATAGATACTGGTTCTACCACAATGATAAGGTTGTAAAAGTAACAGCAGGTGTGGTAACACATGTATATGACTGGAGAAACAAGCCAGAAGGTATTGTAAGATATAGAGTAGACAGAACTAGCGCACAGTTTCACAAAGAAGAATATATAAACAACAACACAACAATATATCCTGTAACTACAGTATCACATATAGGTAAAGAATGGGTTGGAGATTCAGTATCAGGTAGTTTAACAACTGTATCTAGCATAACAGCTAAAGCTACTGAAATACAAACTCTTTTAGATGATGATTATTTTATACAAAAAATGAATAGTGATTATGCATTTAGAGGATATTATTTAGATTTTAGAAGTAGCAACACAGCTCCTTGGGCTACAGGTGAAACGCTGTATAAAAGAGATGTAGGATATAACGCTTTTTTAAGGTTGCTTAAAGATGATATAACAGCTGTTGCAGAACCTACTTCTATATCATTACCAGATGGTAGCAGTATAGATTTAAGTTATAAGTCAGGTGAAACTTTGTTTACATTCTTGCCTATAAACGGTAATTTAGATAACAGAAGTTATAGAATTTTTGATTCTGCTTCTTTTGACATAAGAATTAATAAAGGAATAATATTAATAGAGTATAATAAGTACACAGGAGTTATTGTTGACCACAGAATATTATACAGAAATGACAGCTAATATGAATGATAAAAATTCAATAAGAGTAGTAAATCTTTCAGGTTATGAAATACCAGAGGTAAAAGAGGTATATAACAAGGAATGGATTTCTTATGGAGAAAACAATGACTACTTTGATATACTTATTGAAAGATATTTAGGTTCGCCTACTAACAGTAGATGTATTAACGGTATTGTTGATATGGTATATGGTAGAGGTTTAGACGCTACAGACAGTAAGGAGTTTCCTGAAATGTATGCTAAGTTCAAAGTATTGATAAGACCTAAAGATATAAAAAGAGTAGCTAATGACTACAAGATGTTAGGTCAAGCTGCTATGCAAGTAGTTTACAATAAGTCTAAAACAAAAATAATAAAGGTGCTACACTTTCCTATGGAGTGCTTACGAGCAGAGAAGTGTGATGCAAAAGGAAAAATAAACGCATACTACTATCATCCTAAGTGGTCTGAGATAAAGCCTAGTGATACTCCTAAGAGAATCCCTACTTTTGGTAATGGTAGAAAAAGCGAGACATCAGAGCTATATATATTTAAACCTTACAGAAGTGGGTTTTATTATTATGCTCCTGTTGATTATCATGGATGTTTACAATACTGTTCTTTAGAAGAAGAAGTAAGTAATTATCATATCAGCAATATTAAGCAAGGATTACAACCTAGCTTACTTATAAACTTTAACAATGGTATCCCTAACGAAGAGACACAAGAAATCATTGAAAGAAAGATATACGACAAGTTTAGTGGCAGTTCTAATGCAGGCAAATTTATACTGGCATTCAACGAATCTATAGAAACTAAAGCAGACCTAGAGCCTATCCACTTACCAGATGCTCATGCGCAATATCAGTTCTTATCTGATGAGAGCAGAGAAAAGATTATGTTAGGTCATGGTATTGTATCTCCTATTCTTTTGGGGATAAAAGACAATACAGGGTTTGGGAATAATGCAGAGGAGTTAAGAACTGCTTCTATATTGATGGACAATATAGTCATTAGACCATTCCAGGAAGAGATTATTGAAGGTATTAATGACATACTAAACTTTAACAAGATATACTTGAACTTATACTTTGTAACACTACAACCAATTGAGTTTACAGAGCTAGACAACATCTCTACAAGAGTTAAGAGAGAAGAAGAAACAGGAGAGAAATTAAGCTCACAGGAAGTTACAGACTTTACTGATGAAGAAGGAGATGACATGTTAGAGCAATTAGAGGCTCTAGGAGAGCGTATCTCTGACGATTGGGAGCTTGTACATTCTGAAGAGGTAAAAGACTCGGAAAAGGACTTTAATTTAGCTGATTTAGCCGATATAAATGCTGCTCCTAGCAAGAAGTCTAAACAAGACAAAGGAATATTCAAGGTAAGATATGCTTACATGCCTTTAAGACAATCTCCTAACAGTAGAGAGTTTTGTAAAAGAATGGAGTTATATACTCAAGATAATATTGTATTTAGGAAAGAGGATATTGGACTAATGAGTTTTAGAGGTGTGAATAAAAAGCTAGGACACAAAGGTAGAAACTATTCTCTGTTTAAATACAAGGGTGGTAAAAACTGTAAGCATTACTGGGAGTTAAGAGTGTATAAAAAGAAAGTATCTGATGATGCAAAGGTTAGCGTTAATCAAGCAGCAAAAGACGGATTTGTAGAACCAAATAACCCTTCAGAGGTTTCTGTTAGACCAGCAGATATGCCGAATGCAGGAGCTTATCCAAATAGTTAAGATTATGTCAAAAGCACTATTTATTAGCGTAAGAGATTTAAGAAGAAAGTCTATAATAGACGGAAACCTAGACAGTGACAAGGTAATTCAGTTTATTGAGGTAGCACAAGATACGCACATACAAAACTATTTAGGAACAGATTTATATAACAAGTTACAGGCTTTAATTATAGATGGTCAAATAGATGACTCAGGCAACGCTAATTATAAAACACTGTTAACAAAATATATAAAACCTATGCTAATATGGTTTACACAAAGTAATTACATGCCTTTTGCTATGTATCAGATTAGTAATGGTGGTGTATTTAAACACAGAAGTGAGAACTCTGATTCTGTTTCACAAGAAGAGATGGCTATGTTAATTAACAAGGTTTCTGAAACAGCAGAGTTTTATACTAGAAGGTTTATTGATTATATGAGTTATAATTCAACATTATATCCAGAGTATAATTCGAACTCTGATGGAGACATGTATCCTGACAAAGATGTTAACTTTCATAGTTGGGTTCTTTAATTATGGGGATGTATAAACCG